CGGACAAGGGCCGCAAATTTTCCAAAGGTGGCGATATGAAAAGCGACATGAAAGAAGACATGGCGATGGACAAAAAGCAGGACAAAGCCATGATTATGAAAGCGTTCAAACAGCATGACGCCCAAGAACACAAAGGCGGCAAGGGCACAACCTTGAAGCTGGCTAAAGGCGGCACCTTCCGCGCTTCGGCAAATGGTATTGCCCAACGTGGCAAGACCAAAGGCACAATGGTCGCCATGTGCGGCGGCGGCATGTACAAGGGGAAGTAATCATGGCTGATATTGAGTACAAAACTCCTGAAGATGTGCGCGAAGAAAAAATGCGCATGAAGACTGACAAAGCCTACACCAAGTCTTTACGCAACACGGAAGAAGCCCCAATGAAAGACCCTCGGGATGTTATTCGGGGTCAACGTGGTTATGCTAAAGGTGGCTCTGTATCTTCAGCGTCTAAACGTGCTGATGGCTGCTGCACCAAGGGCAAAACTAAGGGCACTTACATATGATCGCCTCTCGCGGCATGGGTGACATCATGCCTTCCAAAATGCCCGGCGGGAAGAAAAAAGTCCGTAGGGATGACACTGACTTTACGCAGTATGCTGAAGGCGGCCATGTTGGACTTTATGCCAACATTAACGCTAAGAGAAAGCGCATAGCCGCTGGCTCCAAAGAAAAAATGCGCAAGCCGGGTGCCAAAGGCGCTCCTACTGCTGATGCTTTTGTTCAATCCGCAAAAACCGCAAAGGTGTAATCATGGCTGAAAAATGGATTCAATCAGCAATCAAAAAACCCGGCGCTTTGAAGAAATCGTTGGGCGTGCCAGCAGGTAAAACCATACCCGCCAAAAAACTTGCTGCCGCTGCCAAGAAACCCGGCGTGGAGGGCAAACGTGCCCGTCTGGCCGAAACCCTGAAGAAAATGAAATAAGGAAATAACATGTCGCAATTTACTTTGACCCTTGAAGAAGACCAATTGGTTTTGGATGCTTTGCACGGCAGCGCGGCTCGTTACGCTGCATTGTTTGGTGCAATTGATCCTGCCCTACAAGCTTTGATTGCTAAAGTAGAAGGCCAGCTCCCACAGCCTGTCGTTGAGGAGCCTGCACTTGCAGAAGATAAAGCTGCTGAAGCCGCATTTCTAGATGGCGTGCCCCATGAGCAATACACCCACGAAGAAGATCGAGTGGAGTAATTTATGACCACTTCCGGCTCAACCCTGTTCAACATGGATTTCACGGAGATTGCCGAGGAAGCATGGGAGCGGGCGGGTCGGGAAATTCGTTCTGGGTATGACCTGCGCACAGCGCGACGGTCAATGAACCTGATGACGATTGAGTGGCAGTCCAAAGGCATCAACATGTGGACAATGGAGCAGGGGTTTATTAACCTCACTCCGGGGCTTGCAACTTATGCGCTGCCAACAGACACAATTGATTTGCTTGAACATGTAATTCGCACAGGGTCCAACACAGCATCTACCCAAGCTGATTTGACGATTTCGCGTATTAGTGTTTCTACCTACGCCACAATCCCAAACAAACTGCAGCAAGCCCGGCCTATTCAAGTTTGGATTCAGCGGCTGTCGGGCGAGGTCAATCCTACAAGCTCTACGCTGTCTTCAACAATCACCGCCACGGACACCACAATCACGCTTAGTACGGTGGTTGGCTTGGCGGGATCGGGTTTTATCCGTTTGGACACAGAAGATATTTACTACACGTATATATCAGGGAATACCCTTGGTGGCGTTTTCCGTGGACAGAACAACACAACTGCCGCATCACATACTGCGTCAACCGCTGTATTTGTACCCCAACTTCCAGCCGTAACAGTTTGGCCGACTCCAGACAATTCAACGACATATCAATTTGTCTACTGGAGATTACGCCGCGTTAAAGATGCGGGCAACGGCATTGAGACCGCAGATATGAATTTCCGGTTTTTGCCATGCTTGGTTGCGGGCTTGGCATACCATATCGCCGTCAAAGTGCCTGAGTTAATGGATCGCGTGCCCATGCTCAAGCAGATGTATGATGAAGCATTTGAAATTGCTGCGGGTGAGGACAGAGAAAAAGCTGCCATCCGATTTGTTCCCCGGCAAATGTTTATCGGGGGCTCATAATGGCAACTGGGTTAAAAAAATATAGTGGAGAGGAGGGGATTGCTCCTTTTGGAATTCGCCACGCCGGAGATTCGGTAAAAGGTAAAGGATATTTTGGGTATTTAGATACACCAGAAGGACGCCCAATGACAGAGTTTTCATCTGAGGATGAAAAAGGAGAATACCCTCTGGTTGTTCCAACTTTAACCAAAAAAGAACTTGCAAAACTTCAATCCGAAGAGGTAACTTCGGAAATTGAAGACAAGGCGCATTCTTGGGCTGAAATGCGTCGTAAAAACGGTCAAAGTCCGTTTGCGCAATCAAACGAACTGAGGATGCCTATTCCCAAAAAAAAGGGAGGTATTATTTCTACAGCCTCCAGTCGAGCTGACGGTATAGCCAAAAGGGGTAAAACTCGTGGGAGAATGCTTTAATGGGTAACCGATTCGCATCCGGCAAGATAGCGATTGCTGAATGTGATCGGTGCGGCCAACAGTTCAAGCTAAAAAAGCTTAAAACAGAAATTATCAAGCAACGAAAATATGAGTTGCTTGTATGCCCGGAATGCTTTGATCCAGACCAGCCGCAGTTGATGCTTGGTACGTTTCCTGTAGATGACCCGCAAGCATTGCGTAACCCACGCCGGGATACGACGTATGTAACTTCTGGCAATAACGCCGCAGGTAACTTGTCAGGCGGTTCCAGAGATATCCAGTGGGGCTGGGCACCGGTAGGTGGGGCCAGTAGTTTTGATGCGTTGTTGACCCCAAATTACTTGGTGGCGACGACATTTGTTGGTACAGTAACGGTATCCGTTTCATAGGAGTAAATCATGGCGTATAAAAAAGCAGCAGACGGCGTAGTAAGCCGTGGCAAGACCTCAGTACAAGTTATGGCTAACGATGGCCCTAAAGTGTCACCCAAAACTGTCAAAGGCGGCAAAGGCGGTCCAACAGGCGAACAGATGCGCAAAGTAGGCCGCAACATGGCCCGCGCCAACAACCAAAAGTGAGGTCAGTCATGGCTACATTTAGCAAAAAAATGATGGGCAAAGAAGTTGGCGATGCCAAAGTCTACGCCAAGCCGCACACTATGGACGGCAAAACAATGACTAAAGCTCCCCAAGAGTTTGGCACCAATCCGGGCTTTCCCCCAAACAAAAGCAAAGCTGAAAATTACGACATGACTGTTGGCAATATCAGCAAATCCGCTGGTGATGAGAAGATCAAAACCGACGGCATTAAAATTCGCGGCACAGGCGCTGCCACCAAAGGCGTAATGGCTAGAGGCCCGATGGCATGACCTACAATGAACTCGTTACTGCGGTTCAAGATTACTGTGAGAACACTTTTTCCACGGTAGACATGAACACGTTTATTAAGCAGGCTGAACAGCGCATATACAACACTGTTCAGCTTGCCAATTTGCGTAAAAACGTAACAGGCTCTTTAACGGCAAGTAACAAATATTTGGCTTGCCCTGACGATTTTTTGTCGGCGTATTCGTTGGCTATCTACCCCGCTGCGGGCGGTGAGTACCTGTATTTGTTAAACAAGGATGTGAACTTCATGCGTGAAGCATATCCAAACCCATCAACTACAGGCAAGCCTAAACACTATGCCATTTTTGGCCCTCAAAGCTCGACCCCGAACTCGTTGACTTTTATTGTTGGCCCAACGCCTGATGCAGCATACAGCTCTGAGTTGCATTATTACTACATACCAGAATCTATTGTTACGGCGTCAAGCACTTGGCTTGGCAGCAATTTTGATTCCGCTTTGTTGTACGGCACAATGTGCGAAGCTGTTACCTACATGAAAGGTGAGCCAGACATGGTAAAACTGTACCAAGATAGGTATGTTCAAGCTATTGCCCTTCTTAAGAACCTTGGCGATGGCAAACAGCGCATGGATTCATACCGAGACGGGCAAGTTAGGGTACAAGTTTCATGAGCATTGTCCAAACCCAAACAACCAGCTTCAAAAAAGAGCTGTATCAGGGCATTCACGACTTGTCTACCGACACGATCAAGATTGCTCTGTATACCGCTTCTGCAGACTTAAACTCAACCACTACAGCTTATTCGAGCGCCAATGAGGTTGTAGCATCCGGTTATACGGCTGGCGGCAAAACAATGACCGGGGTGGCAATTAGTTCAGATGGGTATGTGGCTTATGTTAACTGGAGCAATGTAAGCTGGACAACCGCCGTAACGGCTCGATGCGCATTAATTTACAATTCAAGCAAGGCAAATAGGTCTGTGGCTGTTTTGGATTTTGGGGCGGACAAGAGTTCGTCAACCACATTTCTTATTACCATGCCAGCCAATACGGCAACGTCTGCCCTAATTAGGAGTTCAAATTGATCACATGGACTACTATACCCACCACTCAAACCCCTGCATGGGGCGGCGTTAATACCTCACAAACACCGGGATGGACGCCCATTTCGACGTAAGGAAAATACATGTCAACATCATACACATCCCTTTTAGGTTTGGCACTACCAGTTACTGGTGAACTCTCCGGGACATGGGGTTCTATGGTGGACAACGCCATTACTTCGCCAATTGATATTGCAGTCGCTGGTACGCAGTCAATTACTGGGGATTCCAACGTCACACTGTCGGTAACCAACGGCGATACCGTGGGGACAAACCTTGCTCAAGTTGGTTCGGGTACAACTGGATCGGCCCAATACGCAATCATCCTGTGTTCTGGCGCACGTACAGCATTACGTACAATCACAGCCCCTGCTGCATCCAAAATTTACACAGTCATTAACTCTACTACTGGCGGCTTCTCGGTCAAGATTGTTGGTGCTGGGCCGACTACGGGGGTGACAATTGTTGCGGGCGAATCGGCGCTGATTGCTTGGAACGGCTCCGACTTCATCAAGATCAGCAGCAACAGCGTGCTTGGCGGGTTGACGGTTACATCATTGACCGACTCTGGCTTGACATCAGGCCGAGTAACCTATGCGGGTACGGGCGGCTTGCTGCAAGATTCAGCCAACATGACTTTTAACGGCACTGTGCTGACTTCCAGTTTTGCAGGCCCAGTAGCAGCTACAACATTAAGCGCATCCAGCACAGTATCAGGCACGGGTTTCTCTACATATCTTGCAAGCCCTCCAGCGATCGGTGGTACAGCGGCAGCGGCGGGTTCGTTTACCACACTGTCAGCATCTAGCACTGTCACCCTTTCTGGCGGCACAGCCAACGGCGTGGCCTACCTCAACGGCTCCAAGGTGCTTACCACTGGTACTGCGCTGGTGTTTGATGGGGCAAATTTGGGTATGGGCGTTACTCCTAGTGCTTGGAATAGTTCTTGGAAAGGACTGGAAATCTCAGGTGGTTTTGTAAGCACAGGAAATAGTAACGCCATTCAAATAGGTCAAAACATTTATGTTAATTCAGGCGGTAACTACACATACAAAACAACAAATTATGCTTCTGCGTACCAACAATATTTAGGCCAACATCAGTGGTTTTATGCGCCTTCTGGCACGTCGGGTACTACGGCCACTCTTAGCGTTGGCATGTTATTGGACACCAGTGGGAATTTGGGTATTGGGACAAGTTCGCCAGCAAGAAGATTAGATGTACAAGGCGCAACTGCATCAGGTCAATATGTTTCTACAACTGGAACAAA